AGGCGGCAGACATACGAACACCGGCAAACGGATCGCGCACAGATGACACCATGCGCTTTTCGGCAAACATCGTAATAAACCCAGGCTGTGTTTGCTCAAATGCCTTAATGGTCATCTGCTCAGTGTCACCAATGGTCAGGAATCGCGTCCAATTTGCAAGGTAAATCGGGAATGCGCTTGTCAGGTAAGGATTGGCGATAACCGGGAACCCAAACACATGCCCTAAAGCGCAACCATCTTTTTCGCCAATCTCAAGAAACAGCGGCAAACCTTGACTGTCTTTCAGTTGGCGCAGCGTTTGAATCATCGTCGGGGTCATGTGCCACATTGTCCCCGGCAGCATCCAATATTGCGGAGGCAGCGCGTTTACCATGTCCACAACCTTGTTGTAGGTGACAGCCGACCCGCCAAGCGACACCGTTGCCAACGTGTGGATGCCGTTTGTAATTGCAGTGCCGCTGGTTCCAAATGCGCTTGCCGCGCCGCTGGCGTACATATCCAAGCCCCGCAGGCCATTTGTGCCGCCCGTGCTTGTTGTAGTGGTTCCAGCTTGATCGTTATTGACCGCCATTGAAGTGGCTTCAAGCGCCGAAAACTCCAGCATCAAATCTTCGGCAATTGTCGGCTCAAGGTTGTTAACATCCGACAGCACCGCTGTTCGAATCGGCAATTGAGCCACCAATACGCGCACAGGCAATTGCCAAATGCTGGTGTTTACGTTTGGTGAACCGCTATTAGGCGTAAACGTGTAGCCCCAAGGATTCGTGCTGTTTGCTGCGTTACCTGTTTTGGCAACAAATTGCATATCCGAGCCAATGGCAGGAATTTGTCGCGCAGCCAAACGAAAAGGGTTTGCATATCGCAACGCTGCGAAAGCATCATCAAAAACAACATTACCGCCAACACCCGAACCCGAGCCGGTAATTGCCGACGCTTCTTGCAAATCAATTTTTGCCTCACCGCCTTCGGTGATTGCCTGCTTAATACCGTTGAGGATTTTTTCGGTGATGGTCATGATTTGTCCGTTTATTGTTTGGAAAAAAGGCAGGGGACGAATCCCCCGCCAATGGCTTCCTGCAATTAGGTCGCGGTGCCGGTCGAGCGATAACGCACACCAGCAAACGGGTCGCGCACAGATGTTGCCAAACGCTTTTCCCCAAAGAATGTAATAAATCCTGGGAGCGTCTGGTCATATCTCCGCATAACCATGTTCAGACGGTCAATGATGGTATGGAACCGGCTCCAATCCGCAAAGTACATCGGATACAGGCTAGTTGTGCCAGCCGACCCCGTTGCGGTTTGCGATGGCGTGTCCAAATACTTGTTGACCACAACGTCAAAGCCCAGCAACTGCCCAACAATACCCTCAACCGACAGACCCTCGTTACGGTTAAAGATCGGTGCGCCGTTGTTGTCCTTCAAATTCCGAATGCCGTTCAGCAAAATCGGGCTAATCAGGAACTTGGCGTTTTCTGTCCAGTACTGCTGCGGCAGTGCATAGATCAGATTGATAACATCGTTGTAAGTGATGTTATTTGCGCCGACGGTATTGCCGTTGGTGGTGATCTGGTCATAGGTTGCAACGTTGTGCAAACCGCTGGTCGAACCGGTGCCGCTAGTGCCGAATGCCGAAACGCTGAACGTGCCGCCCGCGTAAGTAGCATTTGCGCCAGGGTACTGATCCAGACCGCGCAGGCCATCAGCGCCGCCAGTTGCAACCGATGTGCCGGTGCCGCTTTGGTCATTATTGGCGATCATCGAAATCGCCTCAGACTGTGCGAATTCGGCCAGCATGTCATCGACAACGTTTGCCTCAAGGCCATCAATGTCATCCAGAGCCGCAGTGCGGATCGGGAATTGGACGTTGATATCCTTCAGCACGATTTGCCAAATGCTGGTGTCCTCGGTTGTTGCCGCGCCGTTGTTTTGAATGGCGTAGCCCCATTGTGCGCCAGCGTTGCCGGTCTTGACGCGGAATTGATAGCTTGAACCATCAGTTGCCACGGTGCGGGACATGCCGCGCAGCGGGTTGGCAAGACGCAGCGCACGAAACACGGGGTCATACGCGGTGCGTCCACCCTGATTATTACCGCCGCCGGTCAGGGCCGATGCCTCGCTCAAATAGGCTTGCATCTCAGCTTCGTTGGCAAAAATCTTCAGTTCTTTTTCAAACTGCGATTTGCCGCCAATAACTTGTTTCAGTTGCTCACGAACCGATTTGTTCACTTCTTTGCGAACACTGGGGCTTGTGCGCTCAATGTAAGCAGGCGCTTGCAGGGTGGAAATTTTGGCTTCCAGGGCTGCGACTTTTTCGGTCAGTTCCGCTTTTGCGGCATCTACTTTGGCTTCAGCAGCCGCCGTGATTTCGCTGATTTTGGCTTCGTTGGATGCTGCAATAGCGTCCAGCTTTTCAATAATTTTGTCAGACATGATTAACCTTTCAAACGTGCATTAAGGGCTTGCATCAATTCGCGTTGCTGAAGTGCTTCAAGAATTGCTGCTTCTTCGGCCACCGCATCGGACTCACTCACGATTTGGGGTTTTTCGACAGGCTTTTGCTGGGCCTCACGCGCCAACAAAATTTTGTCGAACAACAAAGATGCGGTGGTCGCATCCTTTCGGCAAAGCCCTGCCTCACGCAGAGCCTTTTCCATCGTGCGAGGGTTTACGCGCCCCTCGGCTGTAAAGTATTCGAGCTTTTGCACTTCGGCTGCTGGATTGTTGGGGTACATCACCACGGACACTTCGCGCAGCCCGCCTTTGGTTATTTGAAAATAACCCTCATCCCAATAATCGCCCGATCCAGCGGGAAACACTTCGCCATCTTCTTTGACCCACTGATATTCTTCAGCATACGCGCCAACCGACACGCCGCCAAACATTGCTGGGCTTTCGCTCATTACGTTATATAGGTCTGCGCCTTGTGTGGTGTTCATGTACAGCCGTCCGGTAGCTGTCATGCCCTCATCGTCAAACGCAAATTCTGTCCATTCACCAACAGGGATTTGATCTGCGGAATGGTTGACAAACATGGGCAGCGGCCTGCCCGATGAGGTAAATTCTTTTGCCCAATCCATAAAGCCCTCGGCTTTATAGAAAAAACGCCGACCGTCTGCGCCTTCACGCGGCCCCCAGGTTGTAACTCGGGCCTCAATCTTTCCGGTCGGTGCTTTTCCGCTTTGTGCGGCCTCGGTTGCTAGTTTGGCTTCGCACAGGATCAGCATTTGCTTGGTCATGTATTACCTCAACGACGTTTGATCTATCAATGTCGTATATTATTTTAGGTGGCCTCCCGCGTTTAGGTGGCGGGTCAGCATGTGGCTTATATGTTGCCAGGGATGCTACCACTATTCGGAAAATAATGGACAATTTTATTTGCCAATGTTCATTTTCCGGGTCTGATTGCCGCCCCCGCCCCCGGTGTCTTGCGGGCTGCTGCCAGGAATTGGTTCCGCTGGTTTTGCGTCACTTTTCAATTGGTCGGCATTATCAATTTTACTCATGCCCAGATATTCCCGCGCTTCATTAGGTGTCATGATGCCATTGGACACGCCAGATTGAGCAAAATTCATTTGATCTAGCGGCGCACCTTTCAGGAAATTTTTTGTGTCGAATTCCACATACAAATTTGGGTAGCCGTTGAAAAGCTGCTGCTTTAATTTCTGCTGGACGTTCACCAAAACCGGATACATCGTCGATTTATAGAACTCATCCAGCATCGTTTGCGTGTTGTTGTATTTGCTATCACCCACGCCAACCATGCTTGGCGGCACACCATACAAAGCGCATATACGCTTCATGGTTTGCAGCTTCAAGTTTGCCAAATCAGTATCTTGCAAGGTCAAGGGTTTAAGGGCTTCATATTTCATGCCCTGATCTAGCAACATCCCCTGTCCGGGTTTGCTCTTGTCGGTCTTTTGGCTCCCGACCATACTTGACCACGCTTCTTTTAGACGCGCTGCAATTTCTTTATATTTGCTGTCGGGAATCACCTGTTCAGTGATAAACAACCCGCTGGGCTTGGCCCCGTTTAGCATAACGTAATTGGCATATAGATCAATATCCTGATCTAACCCGACCAACTCAGCAGCGAGAATGCCTTTGTTAAAACCTGCCGAACCTTGCCACGCCTGATCTTTAACATGCATCACCTGATGCATTGCCAGCGGCTCATCTTTGCTGAATCCGTAGCTTGGGGTGCTAAGACGATAAGACGGATATCGAGCAGGCGTAATCGTGACAGCAATCAACGTGCTGTCTAAGATGTACATTTCCAAAGGTGTTTGCGTGTTGCTATCTTGGTCTTTCCTCCACCACAAGGTGAAGGCTTCGCCAAGCATTTCATGCCACATCATCCACTGATACCAAAATTCGTATTGGCTCTGAAAGTTATTAGGGTTTTCCAGTAGCGTTAAAACAGATTTGGCTTTTGCTTTGTCCCTTGTGCCAACTTTGTTCGAACAGATTGCATCAACATATGTGCCATCGTCGGCCTTCGCCATAATCTTGATTGGCAACTGAGAAATGGCCCGAGCCTTGACGGAAACGCACGACATAACCGTGCTGTTGCGTGACAACAAACTTGTATCAACCGGCCTGCCTGCATCTGTAGTGCTGCTGGTGGTTACATACAGAATCTGGGTGTTTACTGTTGGGCGCTTATTGTCGCCTTGATAAACGATGTTGTTCCCAAGCGCCGTTTGCCCATAAAGCGTATTAGACTCATCCGCTTTTGCAGCTTTACGCTGAAAAATTTCGGGGATACCTGGGATTTTCATGATGCGTCCTTACAAGGTGCGGAAACCAAATCCACTCATTGCGGGATGATCTAAGCTGCAATGCATCGCAATGATAAGCGCAATAATACCATCTACTTTTGCACTTTTGTCTGCTTCATTCTTGCGAACCTTGACGTTTCCGTTCACATCTACATAAACCTCGCAGTTTCCCAACTGCCAGCCCACGAATGGATTGCCATCATGCTTAATCGCATGTTGCATAATGAGTTTTTCAACGTGTTTTGACGGGTTGCTAAGTACCGCCATCCCTTGCCCAACCTTTTTGACCGGCAATCCTGAATCGTGCAGCCTTGCAACCAGTGACGCTGCGTTGTATGCGTCATAGCCAATTTCCGTCACATGATATTGGTTTGACTGCTGGATGATGTAATCGCTTATCTCGCGGTCATCCATCACATTGCCTTCTGTGATGTGCAAAATGCCCGATTGCCGCGCCACACGGAAAATATCGCCGTAATGTTTTGGGATCAGGGAAAACCCTTCCTCGGGCATGAAGAATTTCCATTCGGCTTGGAAATCCGTTTCATCGTATCGCTTGAGCGTACACACCGCATTTAGGTCGCGCACGGCTGCTAAGTCAAAGCCAATAAAAACCGATTCTGGTTCTCGCTGGGTAATGATGTTGCACTTTGGGTCATCCCAATAGTTTCGATCCACCCAGGCGCTGTTTGCACTGACGTACAGATTGAGGGTCTTGCAAAGGAATTCATTTAAAGCTGCGGGCTTATGCTTGGCTTCGTCTGCCCGCTGTGCAATGGCTTCCTCAAAGACGCTGATGCCGTGCATGGGGTTTGCCTTCGCCCAGGTGGTTGGATCGCGCCAATCATCGCCAGGATCAAGGCTGTAGAGCAGGCCAAACCATCTTGGGTTGTCCTCGGCTTCCCCGGACAGCATCGCTTCCAGCATCTGCATGTCCTCAAAAAATTTGGTTTCTTTTGTAAAGCTGGCGGTGGTGATGTAGACCCGCAGCGGGTTTTGACGCGCCACCATGCCCGAGAAAAGAACCTCAATGCTATTGCGGTCAACGATCTGCGCCGCTTCGTCAATGATGGCGCAAGACGGGTTCTTGCCGTCCCCGGTCTTTTTGGTATCCCTGCTAAGGGCTTCAAACCGGCTTTGGGCATCGCCCAGCTTTGTGATGCGGTTTCTGCTCGGGTTGAACAGCGCAGCCACATCTGGCGGCATTGCATCGACGAAACCTTGCGCCGCCGTAAACACGATGGATGCTTGATCGCGGTTTGTCGCCAAGCAATAGACTTCGGCCCCGGATTCCCCAAAGGCCAGTTCATAAAGCCCAATGGCCGCAATCAGGGTGGATTTGCCCGCCTTCCTGGGGATGTACACAATCACATCCCGCACCATTCTTTGTTTTTGGTCTTTTTTTGACCTAAAGCCATAAATGGCGCAAATCAGGAAAACTTGAAACGGCTGCAAAACCAAGGGCTTGCCAGCGTCTGGGCCTTTGGTGTGGCACAGCGTCTCGGCAAACTCTAGGAAATGCTCAACGTAACGGGTGTGGAATTCCCACGCCCACGCCTTATCTTCAAGCTGATTCAGGAACCGCTGGCAGGCTAGCCGAACATTTCGACAAACGGGTATTTCACCTTTTACGACATTAACAGCGTAAAGGATTCCATCCTCATAAGTCATGCTGCCATTTCATTGTAAGTTTTTCCGGATGCTTCATGCACAGCTTTTTTGCCTGTAAATTCCTGCCAGCGTTTGATAATGACATCGCAATAATTGGGCGACAATTCCATCATAAAACCTGTTTTTCCTGATGACTCGCAGGCCAATAGGGTAGACCCAGAACCGCAAAATAAATCTAGAACGGTCTTTGCATCTGTGCCGTATTGCTCAAAACACCATTCGGCAAGTTTGACTGGTTTTTGTGTCGGATGAATTCGTTTTTGTCCATGCTCAGACGCCTTAATCATTCCGTTCCACATATGCTTAAAAATACGAACGGCCGTCTTTTGGTTAGTCCACGCCAATTCAGCATCAGCAAAATTGCCGGTGTTGTCTTTGTCCCAAACGATCCAGCAAGATGAATTTTCCAGCGCGTTTGCGTAGTAGTTCCCGCCCCAAATAATTTCAATTTTGGCATTCAGCGTTTTAATAACTTGTATTGCCTCAATAGCTACATTTATATTTTCGTCACCTACAACAGGCGCATAAATTCCAACTTTGGCAAGTTTCACACCGCCTACATGATTATTTTTAACGATTGAAATGCCATATGGCGGGTCGGTATAAACCATGTCCACTATTGCGCCATTCATTAGTTTATCAACCGCATTTATGTTGGTGCTATCGCCACACATTAGCCGGTGCTTGCCCAATATCCAAACATCACCCAGCACTGTAATTGGCTGCTCTGGTGGCTCGGGCACTTCATCATCTTCGGCCAAGCCTTCTGTTGTTTCAGGCTCATCCAAAATGTTTTCCAATTCCTTTGCATCAAAGCCAAGCAGCGAAATATCAAAATCGTTAGACTCAAGGTCTTTGATTTCTAGCTTTAGCATTTCCTCATCCCAACCAGCATTTAGCGCCAGCTTGTTATCGGCAATGACATAAGCCCGCTTTTGGTTTTCGGTAAGGTGCACTAAACGGATGCAAGGCACTTCATCTATGCCCAGCTTACGCGCAGCCATAACGCGCCCGTGACCGGCAATGATGCCGTCCTGCTCATCAATAAGCACCGGGTTTACAAACCCAAATTCTTTAATGCTTGCTGCGATTTGGGCAATCTGAGCATCGCTATGGGTTCGGCTGTTCTTTGCGTAAGGAATCAGCTTTTCAATCGTAACTTGTTCTATCGTTTCGCTTTTCATGGGCCATTCAGCAGTTTGGAATATTTACCGGCTTCGGGTTGCTTGCCGCCAGCCAATCGGCCTTTAGGGGTCAGCCCAAGCTCATTCATCAAAGCAACCGCCCTCATCAATGCTTTATCCCCAACCTTAATAAAAGGATTTGGGCCGATTGTTGAGCCTTGGTTAAATTTAGTAATGATGCCGCCTTTTTTTACGCCTTTCCAGCACTCGACGTAAATCTCAATTTGGGTGGCTAGAGCAGCCAAAACGTGTTTGTCCTGATCGCTGCCAATTCCGTAAGTCTGCCAAAGAAAATCGCTTGTTTCTTCAATAAATTTATCCCGATTCCAGGAATCAGGGTTGTCCAGCCAATCAGCTTTCGGAACCCTTGCGCGAACGTGATCCGGTAATGGCTCGGCTTTATGCGCCGATTTGGTTCCGTGCACCAAATGCAATTCCGGTGGAAGTCTGTTGGTCATTTTGCGCTTAGGGAATTCCCAGCCATTTTGTTAAGCCCCCTTAATCTTAACTTAAATTGCCAAGAAATGGG